GTATTTATCAAAGACAAATTTAAGATAGATTTAGAAAATATCGCCAGTCTAAATAAATCACACCCCGCTCGAATATATCTAGAACAGAGTAGACAGATTGCTGGCGAAACGCTAGAAAATTTGTACTATTGTAGAAACTTTAAAGAGTGGACTAATGCACAAAAGCACACGTTTGATGATGTCAACAATGATGAACCAAGAATCATCATTCCGCTTAGGTACAAAGGTACACTTGTAGGATACCAAGGGAGGTCGCTAGTCCCTAGATCCAAGATCAAATACATCACGATCATGTTGGAGGAGGATGCTCCGAAGATTTATGGTCTCGACGATATCAATACTGGAAAAACTGTTTACGTTACGGAAGGACCATTTGACTCCACATTCATTTCTAATTCTATCGCAATGTGTGGAGCGGATGGTGATGTCTCCAAGTGGGGAATCACTAACCCTGTGTGGATATATGACAACGAACCACGGAACAGACAAATAGTTGAAAGACTTGCCGCCACTATTGATAGGGGCGATAGAGTCGTGATCTTTCCTAAGAATATTCTTGAAAAGGACATAAACGACATGTATCTTAGTGGACAGAAAGTGCAAAGAGTGGTAGACTCAAATATCTACCAAGGTCTAGAAGCCAAATTAAAATTACAAGACTGGAAACGAGTATGAGCAATGGTATTAAAGTAGTCAAGAGAGCAGGACATATTGAACCTCTTGACTTAGAGAAGATGCACAAGATGGTTGAACTAGCTTGTGATGGTCTTGCAGGGGTATCTGCAAGTCAAGTTGAAATCCAATCTGGAATCCAATTCTATGATGGTATGACCACTGCTGAAATCCAAGGAATCCTTGTCAAGTCCGCAAGTGACCTCATAGATTTGGATGCACCAAACTACCAATACGTTGCTGCCAGACTTCTTCTCTTTGGTCTCCGTAAAAACTTATACGGTAGAATACATGAACTCCCAACACTACTTGATCAGATCAAGAGAGGAGTAGATAAAGGTATCTACGATGGTGATATACTCAATAAGTATACCGAATCGGAGATTGAAGACCTAGATAAAATTATTGACCACGAACGTGACTACTTGTTCACATACGCTGGTCTTAGACAAGTTGTTGATAAGTATTTGGTACAGGACAGAAGCACTGGTGCTCTTTATGAGACCCCTCAGTTCATGTACTTGCTTATTGCAATGACTATCTTTGCGGAGTATCCGCCAGAAAATAGAATAGATTACGTTACACGTTACTACAATGCCATTTCCCGACACAAAATCAACATACCGACCCCAATCATGGGCGGTGTCCGAACACCTATACGGCAATTTGCGTCTTGTGTTCTGGTTGATGTTGACGACACCTTGGATAGTATTTTTAGTTCTGATATGGCCATCGGTCGCTATGTCGCTCAAAGGGCTGGTATTGGTATCAACGCAGGCCGCATCCGTGGGATCAACAGTAAAATCAGGGGTGGAGAAGTTCAACACACGGGTGTTGTACCGTTCCTCAAAAAGTTTGAAGCAACTGTCAGATGTTGCACTCAAAATGGCATTAGAGGTGGATCAGCGACTGTCCACTTCCCCATCTGGCACCAAGAAATAGAGGACATCTTAGTCTTAAAAAACAACAAAGGAACGGAGGACAATCGTGTCAGAAAACTTGACTACTCAATCCAAATCTCAAAACTCTTCTATGAAAGGTTTATCGAAGATAAGGAAATCACGCTTTTTTCTCCCCATAGTTGTCCTAACTTGTTTGAGAGTTTTGGGACCCCTGAGTTTGATGAGTTATATTGCCGTTACGAATTGGATGAATCAATCCCCAAGCGAACAATCGGAGCTCAAGAACTAATTATGAATCTCCTTAAGGAGAGGGCAGAGACAGGTCGTATCTATATCATGAATATTGACCACTGTAATGAACACTCCTCTTTCAAGGACAAGGTAAGCATGAGTAATCTATGTCAAGAGATCACTCTACCTACAGAACCTATTCAACATATTGATTCTATAGATGGTGAGATTGCACTCTGTATTCTATCGGCTATCAATGTAGGTAAGATTGGTAGATTGGAGGAGTTAGAAGACCTTTGTGACCTCTCTGTGAGATCTCTAGAGGAGTTAATTGACTATCAAGATTATCCTGTGAGAGCAGCAGAGATCGCCACATTGGGTCGTAGATCGCTTGGAGTGGGGTTCATTGGTCTGGCACATTATCTTGCTAAGAATGGACATAATTACGACTCACAAGGGGCCTGGGATGCGGTACATAGACTTACCGAGTCATTCCAATATTATCTTTTGAAGTCATCAAATCAGATTGCAAAAGAAAAAGGTCCTTGTGCTGATTTCACATCCACAAAATACTCTGATGGAATTCTTCCTATTGATACATATAAGAACGACGTAGATGAAATTACACAGGTAGAATTAAAACATGATTGGGAATCTCTTAGGGCATCTATCTTGGAATTCGGACTTAGACACAGCACATTGTCCGCACAGATGCCATCGGAGAGCAGTTCCGTTGTGTCTAATGCAACCAATGGAATCGAACCACCAAGAGATTATCTGTCCATTAAGAAGTCAAAGAAAGGGCCTCTTAAACAAGTGGTTCCGTCTTATGGACATTTGAAAAATAACTACACTCTCTTATGGGAGATGCAGGGTAATGATGGATACATCAAGGTAGTTGCAGTAATGCAGAAGTTCTTTGATCAGGCCATCAGTGGAAACTGGAGTTATAATCCAACCCAGTATCCAGATAATGAAGTGCCTATTACTGTTATGGCACAGGATTTTCTTGCCACATACAAATATGGTTGGAAAACCTCATACTATCAGAATACTTATGATATGAAGAGTGATGACGTTGATGATGTAGAAGAAGTGAAACCACAACTAGAAAAACTATTCACAGAACTATCAGAGGAGCAAGAGTGTGACAGCTGCACCATCTAAAAAAGTAGAAAGAATGACTGTTTTTAATAAACAGCATGTCAATACAAAGACACAACCTATGTTTTTTGGAGCACCATTAGGTGTTCAAAGGTATGACGAATACAAGTATCCTGTATTTGATAAACTTACAACTCAGATGCTAGGATACTTTTGGAGACCAGAGGAAGTCTCCCTACAAAAGGATAGAGCAGACTATCAATCTCTAAGACCAGAACAGAAACACATCTTTACATCCAATCTAAAATACCAAATTCTTTTAGATTCTGTACAAGGTCGTGGGCCTGGAATGGCTTTCGCACCATACACAGCACTACCTGAGTTGGAAGGTGCTATGAATGTATGGCAATTCATGGAGATGATACACTCTAGATCCTATACATATATTATCAAGAACGTGTATCCAAATGCAGCAGAGGTCTTTGACACGATTCTAAATGATGACAAGATTTTAAAGAGAGCTAACTCTGTAACAGCAGCATATGATGACTTTATAAATGATGCCCACGAGTGGGATCAAAGCAATCTGTGGAAAGACGGATGGCAAAGTACACAAGCAAAGGACTATTCACTACATGAACTCAAAAGAAAACTCTATCGAGCAATCGCAAATGTCAATATCTTGGAAGGAATTAGGTTCTATGTCTCCTTCGCGTGCTCGTTTGCTTTTGGAGAACTTAAGCTTATGGAAGGATCGGCAAAAATCATTAGCCTTATCTCCAGAGACGAAAACCAACACCTAGTTTTAACACAACAGATTCTCAAAAAGTGGATGGATGGTGACGATCCTGAGATGAAAGAGATCGCAGAAGAAGAGAGAAATAATGTAATTGGTATGTTTAAAAATGCAGTTGAAGAGGAGAAAGAATGGGCTGAATATTTGTTCAGTGGTGGTTCTATGATAGGTCTGAATGACAAACTACTCAATCAATATGTTGAGTGGATTGCTAACAAGAGAATGAAAGCTCTTGGATTCGATCCTATCTACGATCAACCATTGAAAAACAATCCACTACCTTGGACACAACATTGGATATCCTCAAAAGGATTACAAGTTGCACCACAGGAAACAGAGGTTGAATCTTATGTTGTTGGTGGTATAAAACAAGATATGAAGAAGAACGCCTTTAGCGGTTTTAAACTCTGATATATAGTAGGATACACTATATTTTACTATGGCAGACACAAAGACTCCTCCTAAAGAGGATAAGCCAAAAGGTCTAATTGGTAAATTAAAAGAAGCTGCGGAAGACAAAGAAGAGCAGATGATGATCCTGAGTACATTTGTACGGCTAGGCATCTTAGTCTGGAGTGGTGCGATATTAACTCTCGCATACGT